CAAAACCCCAAACCGAAACCCGATGAGAAGCCAGCAGAGCCGACGGACAAAATCGACTTGCTGCTGCAAGAAATCGGGGAGCTGAAGAAAGAGCGTGAAGCCGAGAAAGCGGCGAAGGAACTCACCGAATACAAGACGGACGTTTCCAAGCAGCTCGGCGAGAGGCTGAAGGACTTTGACAATGCGCGAGGCTGGATTGAGCGCAGACTGAAAGGCTACGCTTTCGACCCGAAAGCCGATAAGGAAGAGCTTGTCAAGTCTCTTGTGGCTGACTACAACGCCGACTTCGCGGGGGTGAAGCCAAACACCACTCCAAGAGGCGCGGGTGGCGGCGGCGAGCCGAAAGAGGACTATTCCGACATCGTAAGTCTCGTGAAGCACCAGCAGCACCGCGATTAACGAGAACTTTAACAATTAAAATTTCACAACAATGGCAGATGTTTATGCAGAGATGATGATGAACGGCGGGTATATGCCCGGACGTACACTCATTCAAGGACACGGCGAAATCGGCGGGCATAGGCACGTTCTTGTGAAGCTCCAAATGAGTGGCAAGGACGTACAGGTGTTCCCGACAATCGGTTTCAACGTGAAAAACCCATTCAAGGGGTTCGCTCGCGCCTTTGAGGGTACTCTCGGAGAGTACAAGATTGACGGCACGGGCTACATCCTAAAAACTTATGCTGTGGCGAAAGCCACATCCGCAGCGACAGATACCACTATCTATCTGAAGCGCAGCGGCTATGACATGATTCCATTCGTCGGTGATGTGCTTATGGTAGCACCCGACACGCTTGACGGCACAGGAACGGCTGTTTCCGTTACCGCAGTGGAAAAGGCTACCGACACAACGGCAGGCGACGTTTGGAAGGTAATTCTATCTGACGCGCTGGGTGCGCTCACCACCGACAGCGTTCTGACGGAAGGCAGCGAGGCTGGTGACAGCGTTAAGCCTATGGTGACTAACATCAACGCTTTCTTCCCCAACGACTACGACTTCTGTTTCACCCCCGCAAGCGGCGACACCGACTTTGAGGGCGCAAGGTACAACATCAGCATTTGTCTCGCTATGGGGCAGGCTTATATGTACACCGACCGTATGCAGCCGTTGTCGGCAGCGATGAAGAAAGTCAGCACGAGCAAGGTGGACGGCTGGTTCTTAATCTAAAAAAGGAAAGGAATTAGACTATGGCAAAATTTGATTTCAAAAGCTCAAGATACGCCAAGTTCTTCTCCGACAAGGAGAACCAGCGTTTCTTGCAGACGTTCCTCAACACGGAGGGACTGCTTCACACCAACTACGGCTGGTATCTGACACAGGGCATAAAGGCTGGCTCGCCAACCCCAACCGCCCCAAATGGACTCGCTTCGTTCAGCGTAAAAGGCAGAGACCTCAAGGCTGCGCCTTTGGCTGACCTCCGCGCACCGCTCGGCGACAGCAACCAAATGGATAAGGAGGGTATCTACTGGTACACCGCATCCATACCCGACTTCATCGCCCCTGGCTTCGTTGAGACCGCAATGGAGCGTGAGGCAAAGGAGCAACAGTACGCTCTCTTCGGCAATGACGCTGACATCGTAGCCGCATGGGTACACACCTTGCAGTCGCAGCTCGACAGCATGGACGCTACCATGAACTACATGACGGCGCAGCTGATGACTACGGGCAAGATAGACTACACAGGCATCGGTCGCGGCATACAGATACCGCTCCACAAAGCGGAGATTCCCACCGACAACTTCGTCAACGCAGGTACGGCGGTATGGACTGACACGGCTTGCAAGATACTCACGCAAATGGCGGCTATCGAGCTGAAGTTCCGTGAGAAGTGGGGCTATCAAGGCGCGCTCGTATGGCAGATTACAAGAAATATGTTCTACAACGTGTTCTTGCAGAACGCACAGGTCAAGGAACTCGTAGATAGCTACAAGAAGAACCCAATGGCGTGGATTGCGCAGGCAGAGGGCGCACCCACAACTGCGGAGCTATTCGCTCGTGCTTTCCAAGACTTCCCTGGCGTTTCGCCTATCGAGATTGTGGAAGAGAGAGAGCGCAACGTCACCAACACGGGCGACGCTTTCGTCAACGGTTGGGCAGACAAGTACGCGGTGCTTCGTCCATCGGGTTACGCCTGCGAGTTCGAGTACACCAACAACCTCGACAAGCAGATGTTCGAGAAGTACGGCTCTAACGTGATTACAAAGGTTTGGGCGCAGGGCAACAACGGTCTCTCTACCATTGTCAACACCACGACCAACAACGGACTGTACAAGGAGTGGCATACTGACGTGATGATGTCGGCTTGCCCCGCTCTGACCACTTTCCGCAACCACGTAATAGTTGACACATCGGTAGCTGGTTAATTCCAGCTACCTACTCTCTATATAATCGCATTGTAGTAATTTCAGACACACGAAGATGACCGAACAGGAAGCCGTTAGATACGTCAACAGCCTTTGCAGGTACGTCAACGAGAAAGACGCTCTCACTCGCATCGTGTACGAGCAGCACATCATGGACTATGAGAAGTGGGAGGTGCCGACCGAGGCGAAAGAGATGTGCCTTATCGAGTTGTACCGAATGGTCGTGAACGGTCCGTGGTCGAGGGCTTCGCAGTCCTTGCAGCACGGCAACTTCCGACAAGACATAGGCAGCGAGACGGTCACGGCGGCTGTCATCGAGCGGCTACGCTCCGAACTGAAACGGCTTCTGAAGAAGTACGACATGGAAGAGGAAGCCGAAGAGATAGACAGCGGTGGTCTTTCGTGGGTCGATGAGAACTCTTTGGACGTGTAGGCTATGTATATGGCATATTCTCTTGACGAGTTTCCTTTTCACGGCGTGTTTTACAGCGTGCCGACAGAGACTCCCGAAGACGGCGACCTTATAGGCGACGGCAACAGCGGCTCGTCTGACGGCGACCTCATCGGGGATGGAAACTTGTTGGAGGATGATGAAGCCACGGACACGGAAAATATCACCGCCACCGAGCAGGAAACCACCTCCGAGACGGACACGGACGCATCCGACACCACGGACGAGGAAGAGACGGCAAACGAGGTGATACTGCTTGAGACGGAGTGCGACATCCAACAGGCGGCGAAGCTGATAAACAGCGGCACTATAATGGCTGACTTCAAGGTGTTCTTTCCTTGCGAGGTCGGTGAGAAGCTGCCCATTCGGTTTAACACGAAGTTCCGTTGCGAGGACTACGCCATACCCATACAGGGCTATGTGGTTGGGCTTGAATACTCGCAGCTCGGTGGTTGCCACGTTGACATTAAGATGAACGAGGTGTAAGGCTATGGCTACGAAATTCAAAAGCGAAAGCGCAATAATAAAATTTCTCACTAAGAAAGGCGAGAAGATTGCGCTTGACGCTTTGAACAGCGTTACCTATAAAGCCGACACCAACAACCTTGATGACAGCTTCGTCTGGGGCGTGTACTCTCACGGCAAGCTCGTGGACGGCGCATTTGGATGTGCGCAGGCGCAGGAAGCCGTTGAGCCTCGCAAGTGGTACGGACAGGAAATGTACGGTCACGATGTGGCGATGAGTTTCATCCGCAACTTCAAGCCAATACAAAAAGGCTACGCATTGGTCGTGGCGGCAGTAATGCCATACGGCGAGGTCGTGGAGCAGAAGTACAAGTACCGTGTGATAGCCACGGCGCAGAACGAGCTGAAAGCCCTGACGGGGCAGTTCAAAGGCTCACGCACAAGGATTATTCACAGAGGAAAGGCGCAGTAAGGATATGGAGCAGACGTACAAGCGAATATCACGAGTGGAAAATTACCTTTCCATGATGCTCGCAAAGGCGAAGATAAGCGACCACGTGTTCTTCGGCAACCTGCCAGCCACGATAAACAAGGAGTGGACGGACATGGTTATGGTGGACGTGCAAGCCATGCACGACTACGACAGCTTCGCCAAAGGGTCTGCAAACATCTTCCTCTACGCCAAAAGCTCCGATGACGAGTCGAGCAAGCCTGTGAAGAAACTGAACGCAATGGAGGTGGCACTTGACAAAGCCCTTGAAGAGGACTTCAACAAGAACTACGCCACGGAGATACAGTTCCGAAACCAAGACTACGACATCAACGCGAAGTATTACTACAATGTGGTTAATGTAGAGATTATAGCAAAGTAAATAGAAGTATAACGAATTAAAGGATAAATCATTATGGCAAAAGTAACTTATACTGAAGCTGCTTCTTTGAAGCTGAAGAAGCCAGTGTACATCGTTGCTACGGAGTGGCAGGACACGGACACCGAGGCTGCAAGTGGGGACGTTTGGATACTTGAGGACGTTGTAAGAGACACTACCTCAATCTCCCAAGATGACAACGACGAGACGGACATCGACCGCGAGACCAACGACGACCCGATTGACACCATCTATTCTAAGGGCAAATATCAAGTGTCCGCAGAGGTAGCCGACAGAAACGCAGACCTTTTGGCTGCACTCGCTGGCTACACGATAGATGAGACCACGGGCGATGCCTATGCCCCCGGAAAGTACGAGGACAAGTACATCCAGCTTGATACCGTGTACAAGATTGGAGAGAATGACGACGGCTCGGACAAGTTGATGTCTATGCGTGTTCCCAAGCTGAAACTCGCGACAAAAGACCTCATCGAAAGTCTTAACAGCAACTTGGCACGTATCAACCTCGCAGGTACAGCAAGGAACATCAAGAAGACCGTCAACGGCAAGGTTATTGATTCGCCTTTCGTGCAAATCAAGACTTACACGCTCCCTACTGCTGACAGCACGGGTGCATAAACAAGCGGAAAATTTCTGCAATTTACTCATAGAACGAGGGCGGCGGCTTGATTAACAAATGCCGTCGCCCTTTAATGTTTCAAGACGAGAAAAAGGAATATGGCAGTACACAGGGTCAAAAAGACACCCGAACAGATAAAGGAGCGGGAGAGCAGGGTCTATCCCGACAGCCCCGTGAGCAACGAGGCTATGGCGCAGCTGGCGAGGATAATGAACGACAGCCCAAGCGTGATTAAGCTGCACGGAACACAGTGGCAGATAACTGGGCTGAAGCCCGCCGTGCAGATGTTGATAGCCGAGGAAGCCTGCAAGGTCGTGGACGGCGAGAACAAGTCAATGGGCGACGTGCTGAAAGAGTTTTCCACCAACCTCGGCAGCGTGGCACGGTGTCTCACGTTGGCAAT